ATGATCCTAGAGAAGCAGAACTTGTCGAAAAAGGTAAGTTGCGTTCGGGTATTCGAGCACAACAAACACTTGCTGATATGCCCCTTAAAAAAGCCGAGGATGTAGCAAGAGAAGTTGTTAAAGGTGATGCGAGTGCCCTAGAAAGAATGGGCCAGTTTTTAAGCAAGAACAAAGGTAAAATTGTAAGAAGTGTTGCTCCTGCCGTAATTGGTGGGGGTATTGGGCTTGCAGCAAAGGGAGCAGAGGCTCTCGACTACGCTATGAGTTCTAAACCAACAGGTCGTGATCCAGAAGGTATGTCAACACAGCAAATGGAAGCTTTGTTAGCGTCAGTTAAAGGAGGTGGTTTAACGGATGAACAGCGTCTAGCTACAGCAGAAATGCCACCTGAAGCTAGACAGGCTGAATATTTAGAAAAACAATTGGCTGAAAGAGCAAGGCCAATGGAGCAAGGCGCTGCTATGCAAGAAGACATACAGCGCAGCACTAGGTTTCAAGACGAAATGAAACGCTTAATGGAACGACAACAACAAAAACAAGGAACAGCACAATGAAACAGCTACTGAAATCAACGGCAACCTTCACGGTCCCAATGGGTCCAGTGCAGGGCTACATGAATGAAACTCCTGATGGCCCAGCCAAGCGTGAAAAAGTTGATCCGTTTACAACTGCCGATTATGGTGACGGCATTACAGCAGCCCCTTCCGTATCAGCAAAAACGGTTGACCCTGCTATCTTTAAAATGGCGGATGAGCGGGACTACTAAGTCTCCTTAATTAGTATGGGATTTCTCGATATAGACGAAGACGGCGGTTCTGACACAGACCTAGCCATTGATGTACGTATGGCTGATGGCCCTGCTTCTAGTTCCTTTAGTGGACTTGTGGGGCACATCCGTGCCAAATTTCAAAGGGCAGAGGATGGTCGCTACTCCGATGAACAGAGATGGCTAAAGGCGTACAAGAACTATCGAGGGCTGTCTGACAGTCAAAGTACAGAACAACTCAGAGAATCAGAACGATCTCGTGTCTTTATTAAAATTACCAAGGTAAAGGTTCTTGCTGCTGCGGGTCAAATTGGTGACATCTTGTTTGCCAATAAAAAGTTTCCCATTGTAGTTGAGTCTACGCCTAATCCAGAAGGCATTCCTGAGTTTGCCCATTTAAAGTCTCCGCAAGAATCACAGCAAGAAAGTCCCTTTGGTTTTCCTGATGATGGCAAAGAACTTCTTCCCGGTGCTAAAGAAGCAACAGCACGTATGACGGAAAATCCCATAACTCGCAACTTGGGTTATGAATACGACAGTGAAAACCTTGTTGCTGGTCCCGGCAAGATGGGCCAACCACAAATTAAACCGGCTGCTCTTGCTGCTGCCAACATGGAAAAAACAATCCATGACCAACTTTTAGATACTTCAGCAGTTAAAAAGCTACGCAAGTCTATTTTTGAGTCTTGCTTGCTTGGTACAGGCATCATTAAAGGCCCGTTTACCTACGACAAGACTATTCCACGGTGGCGACGTAATGAAGAAGGAGAAAGAGAATACGCTCCTGTTCACAAATCTAAACCTAACATTGACCATATTTCATGCTGGAATTTTTACCCTGATCCCAACGCTTCTGGTGTTGAGGATGCAGAGTACGTTATTGAGCGACACAAGCTTAATCGTCAACAACTACGAAAGTTAAAAGATGAACCTTACTTTAATAACGAAGCCATTGAAGAGCTTTTGGAAAATGGCCCCAACTATGAAGAAAAGTATTTTGAGGCTCAGTTACAGTCTGACCAAAATGATCCTATCTATTCTGAGTCGCGTTATGAAGTACTTGAGTACTGGGGTGTTCTGGATGCTTCGATGGCTAATGAAGCGGGTCTTGAAATTTTCAGTGGGATGGATAGCCTCTCGTCTTATCAAGTAAACGCATGGGTTTCTGGTAATAAAGTACTACGCCTAGTTATCAACCCATTTACACCAGAGCGCATTCCTTATCAAGTATTTCCTTACGAGGTAAACCCGTATCAAATGTTTGGTGTGGGCATTGCCGAAAACATGGAAGACGCGCAACTTCTAATGAACGGCCACATCCGCATGGCAATCGACAACCTTGCCCTTGCCGGTAATGTAGTGTTTGACATTGACGAAGCTATGCTGGTCCCCGGCCAGAACTACGATATTTACCCCGGCAAAGTGTTCCGCCGCCAGTCAGGCGTTAGCGGCACGGCCATTAACGCTATTAATTTCCCCAACACTGCACCAGCCAACGCTCAAATGTATGACAAGGCACGGCAACTTGCGGACGAAGAGACAGGTATTCCTAGCATTGCACACGGTCAAACCGGCGTAAGCGGCACAGGACGCACTGCTTCTGGGCTGTCCATGCTTATGAGTTCGTCTACGTTGTCTATTAAGTCTGTTGTTAAGAACATTGACGATTATCTGTTAAAGCCAATGGGCGAAGCGTACTTCCAGTGGAACATGCAGTTTAACGAAGAACAGCCCGAAATTGAAGGTGATCTTGAAATTAAACCACGCGGTACTTCTGCTGTTATGCAGAAAGAGGTTCGTACACAGCGTCTTGTTACGTTGCTTCAAACAGTTGCCAACCCAATGCTGGCACCGTTTGTTAAGATTCCAAATCTTATTCGTGAACTTGCTATTTCGCAAGACATTGATCCGAATGAGCTAGTTAATGACGTTAACGAAGCAGCTATTTTTGCAGATGTATTGAGAGGTTTGAATGAGCAACAACAACCAGCAGAAAACAGCGTTCCACAAGCTGGGGCCGCTCCTCAACAACCCGGCGGCATGGGTGGCGTTGGAGGAGTACCTGTTGGAGCAAACCCAGCAGATGTCTCGGGCGTTGGTGGCGGAAACATCGGAGTTGGAAGTGCGCCGCTTGCAGGGGAAGCTGGCTTTACTGGAAACCTTGCTGAAGCTGCGGAATAACTACGAGAATATGAAAAGGAACAAGTAATGTCGTTTTTAGATGAGCAAGCAACAGGCCAAATTGGAATTGGCGAAAAGGCTAGTCTTGGTACGTTAACTCGTACTAGGCGCAAGCGTAGAAAGGGTCAAAGACCACAGGGTACAGAAACGTATTCTTTGCTGCCTCAAAACGAGTTTACCGACATTGTTAGCTCCCCAACAGACATTACTCAAGTTGGTATCGGGCAGTTGCTAACAGCCCAAGGTATCCCCGCTGCTCAAGTTAGAAATGTTTTTGAAAGATACCAAGATACTGGCGCTGCGCCAATTGGAGATGTGGGTGATGTTCTGTACCCTCAACCAGAGGACGATGGTGACGACGATAATGATGACGATGATATAGAAACTCAAACTGATCCGTACATTCCAGACCCCGGTGATCCTACTAATCCCGGTTTTACTACTGATGATGGGCAAGTAGGAACAGGAGATAAAAACTTTGAGTCTGCTGCTGCAATGCTAGGGAGTGTTGGCGGAGCTATTAGTCGTGGAGTAGGCAATACAGCACAAAGTCTTGCAACCTCCATTCAAAATGCTAAAGATGCTTTTAATGTGGCAACAGGTGGTTTTGCTAGGTCAATTGGTAGGGCTGAAGCTAGAGCCAATGATCCTAATGCAGTGGCTACTTCTGGAAGAGGAACAATTAATGTAACACCAGCCGCTCAAGGAAGTAGTCCGTTTGCTCTATTTTCTGATCCTTCTGTTGTTGATGCTCAAGCTGCGGCAACTGCTGAAGCTAATGCTACTGCTCAGGCTGAAGCTGCCGCCGCAGCGTTGTTCGGTGGTAATGTTAGCTTTAACGCACCCGGTGGTAATGAAGGTGGCGATGGCGGTGCTACTGGTAGTGGCGGTGGGGATGCTGCTGCGCCGGGGTCTACGCCCGATGACGGATACGGTATCTTTGCATCCGGCGGCACCGTAACTAAATCCAAATCAAAAAACAAAAATTCCTTCATGTCTATGAAAGGCAAGTAGATGCTACCAGATTATCTAAATAGCTTCGACCCTCTCAAACAACGCTTGACCGGGAAAAACGAGGAAGCTGACCAAGGAAAGGTGCAGCTTGCCCTGAGAAAAATTCTTGACGGTAAAGCTGGTGGCCCTGAGTTTGGCATGGTTAGTGGTAGTGCAGAGGAAAAAGCTCTTAGGATGTTGGGTGGCAACACAGGTCGATTTGCTGGCAATTATATTATTAAAAACTACGACAAGCTTGATCCGATGGTTAGGGAGCTTGTTGGTACTGACGGTCATCCTGAACAAGTAGCTACATATGGTCAAGATCGCAGTGAAAAACCTTTACGTATAGAACCTGAGTACAGCGAAAAAACAAAAGCTAGTTCTAAAAAAGTAGTTATGGAAGGAGCAGAAGCAAAAAGAAATCTTCCTCGCGTAGTTGAAAGTGCCATTATTAGAAAAGAAAAACAAAATCAAGCTAAAAGACTGCGTAAAAGCAAAAAACCTAGTTTTATGGAAAATATTGGTTTTCAAGAAGGTGGCATGGTGCCGGTTGATGGTGAGGGCAATGTACCACCCGAGGCAGTTGCTGGCGATGTTGTTAACGGCGCACCAATGGGCATGGTAGATGTACCCAATGGTGGCGGACCAGTTGATGACGGTGTTCCCACGGAGTCGCCCGAAGGTACTGTTGTCATTAACGCAGCAGCTAT